TTCACAGTCTGAAACTGTGGTGCCGGGAAGTGGAACGGTTCCAGGCGATACTGGAGGTGCGGCATGGCGCTTAAAATCATCAGCGCGGAAGAGAGGATGGCGGAGCAGACCAGCGTGAAACTGGTTGTGCTCGGACCCCACAAGATCGGAAAGACGAGCCTCATCAGGACACTGCCACAGGAGGAAACCCTGCTCATCAACCTGGAGGCTGGAGAACTCGCGGTCAAGAAGTCGAAGGTCGAAGAGATCAGGCCTTCCACTTGGCAGGAGTGCGTTGACGTTGCCTGCTTGTTCGGTGGTCCCGATATCAGCAAGCGTCCCGATCAGACATACTCACAGGCTCACTATGATTACCTGTGTGAGCAAAACCACGATATCGTGCAGCTGCGCGACAAGTACCGCTTCCACTTCTGGGATTCCATCAGCGTTGCGTCTCGTCTCTGTTGGCAGTGGGCAGGCGGAGAGCCGGAAGCCTTCTCCGAAAAGACCGGAGCCAAAGATACCAGGGGAACTTACGGGCTTATTGGCAGGGAACTTGTCGCATGGCTAACACACATTCAGCATACCCGTGGCAAGGTGGTTGTCGTTGTCGGCGGGCTTGATGCTACCGATGATTTTCAGAGCCCATGGAAACCTCAGATAGAGGGTTCGCAGGCGGCAAATAAGCTCCCCGGCATCTTCGATGAAATCATCTGCATGGTGGACATCAAGGACGAAGGAGATCCTTACAGGGCCTTTGTGTGCCACAAGATCAACCCCTGGAAGTATCCCGCAGGAGACAGAAGCGGATGCTTGGAAGTGGTAGAGCCTCCGCACCTCGGAAAACTGATTGAGAAAATAGAGGCAGGCAATATCATTATCGATCCATCAAACTACAACTATACTTTACCAGAAAAGGAGAAAGTCTATGCTTAACTTGAACGAAAACGAGAACCAGAACGACAGGGAGCCCATTCCTTCCGGAACGAAGTGCGTACTACAGATGAGGATCAACCAGCCCGAGGCAAGTCTGAAGAGTGATCTTTCCATAGCCCTCACCAGGAGCGCATCCTCTGACGCTCACTACCTCAACTGCGAGTTCGATGTGCTCTCTCCCAAAAAGTACAAAGATGGCAATCGCAAGGTCTTTCAGAACTACACCGTGGAAGGCGGGAAGAAAGACAGCAACGGCAAGTCCATTGCCGGCCGCATTTCCGGAACGTTCCTCAGGGCCGCATGGGAGGCCGCCAACAATATCAGGCCCGATGATATGTCCAACGAGGCGGTACAGAAGCGCCATGTTCAGGATTACACCAACTTTGACGGTATTGTCTTCCCGGCTATCCTTGCTATTCGTGCGGCACAGAACGGCTACCCCGCAAAGAATGAGGTCTATCAGGTGATCACGCCCGACAAGCCGGAATATACCAAGCTCATGGCTGGCGAAGAGGTAGAGCCCGCGAACATCGGTATTATCGGAGAGGGCAAAAAAAAGGGCGGAGCAACGAGCTCTGCGAAACCCGCATGGGCGGGAGCATCGGCTGCAGCGGCACAGCCGGAGACAGCAGAGAACATGCCTTTCCAGAAGCCGGCAGCGGCGGCATCGGCAGCGGACATGAAGCCCGCTTGGGCAAGGTAGGGTAAATCAATGATATTGAGAGGGTATCAGGAGAGGGTTATCGCAAAGGCAGACGCCGCCTTGAAGAAGCACGGAAATACCCTTGTCGTCTCCCCTACGGGTTCGGGCAAAACGATCATGCTCTCTGCCCTTGCCCGTAAGGTAGACCCGAAGAAGGCGCTCATCCTGCAGCATAGATCAGAGCTCGTACAGCAAAACATGAGCAAGTATCTCAAGATCAACCCCAACTCCTGGCCTTCCCTCTATACCGCAGGGCAGAAGTCCTGGGGCGGGAATGCAATCTTCGCCATGGTGCAGACACTTGCACGGCACACCAACACGATCCCGCCCCTGGATCTGCTCATCATAGATGAAGCGCACCACACCGCAGCCAACAGCTATCGGAAGATAGTCGATGCAGTACGAAAAGAAAACCCGGAGTGTAAGATAGCCGGCTTTACGGCAACCCCGGAGAGGCAGGACAAGAAGGGCCTGCTCTCGGTATTCAGCAACGTGGCGGACCAGATCACCCTGAAAGAGCTTATCGACCAAGGCTTTCTGGTTCCGCCGCGGTCCTATGTCGTGGACGTTGGTACACAGAACGAGCTTTCCAAAGTGCGACGTCTTGCCAGCGATTATGACATGGATGAAGTCGAAAAGATTATGAACAAGCGCATCATCAATCAGGAGGTAGTCCGCAACTGGAAAGAAAAAGCCGGTGACAGGCGCACCATCGTATTCTGCAGCACGATCGCTCACGCCGAAGACGTCATGGCCGCATTCAAGGAAGCAAGCGTGAGCGTCGGCATGGTCACCGGCGAAACGCCGGACGGGGAGCGCAAGGCGCTTATAAAGCAACTCAAGAACGGGGCCCTTCAAGTGCTCTGCAATGTGGCGGTCTTCACTGAGGGTTTCGATGAGCCCCTGGTGAGCTCCATTGTGCTCCTTCGTCCATGCTCCCACAAGAGCACCCTTATCCAGATGATAGGTAGAGGCCTGCGGCCCGTGAACTGCAAAGACCACCCTGGAGTAATCAAACGCGACTGCGTAGTTCTCGACTTCGGAACGTCCCTACTCACCCATGGCGATCTGAATACTACCATCACACTCGGCAACGCCGATAAGCCCGGAGAGTCAGAGCCCGGAGAGTGTCCGCAGAAGCAATGTCCTACCAACGAAAGCACCGAGTACAAATATCCAGACCGAAAAGGACAGCCCGGGTGCGGGGCAATGATTCCGTGCGGCTGTAAGGAATGCCCTCTCTGCGGGTTCATCTTTGAGCGCGAAGGCACGGAGTATGACATTCTTGAAGAGGTCAACTTGACAGAGATCGACATACTGAACGGTTCTCCCTTCCGGTGGGTTGACCTTTTCGGCTCCGGCCGGCTGATGATCGCCAGCGGGTTCGGGAGCTTCTCTGTGGTGGCGAACCCGAACGGATCTGGAGACTGGTTTGCCATCGGAAAAGAAAAGGACAGCAGGGTCCTCAAGATGATTGGCGTCACCGGCAAGGTGCAGGCATTCGCCATGGCTGATGATTTTTTGCGCCAGAATGAAACGAGCGACGCGGCCATGAAGGGCGCTACATGGATGAGGCACCGGCTCTCCGACGGTCAGGCCGAGAAGCTGTATCAACTCGGATACCAGGAAGAAGATGTGAAAGACCTGACTAAATTAACCGCAACAGCGCACCTTAACTTTCAGTGGAACAGAAAACAGATCGAGAGACTGCTAGGGGTATGATCATGGTAGACCTTAAAAAGATAGGCGAATGGTTCACGAAAAATAACCTGTGGGCTACTCCATTCAACCAGTTCAGCGAAGACCAGATGAAGAACCTGGTGACAGTGGTTCTCTCTTCCCCCTCTTACCGCGTACCACCAGGAGGATGGAAGAAGCCCTTTCTCAATCAGGCGGGAGAACTGATCTACCCGCCGGAGACTCACCCGGCATATCGGTATTGGGACCCGGACGGGAAGAGCATCTTTGAAACGCTCAAGGAACTGAACGCGCCCAGGGAGATCATAGAGCGGTACGTCAGGTTGGAAGAAGGCGCACCCATATGATCGACCTGAACAGCATTACCCGCAAACAGAACGCCATTGTTGAACTGATCGACAAGGCGCTGGTAGCGAAGAACAAGAAAGCGGCTCCGCGCAATTATCTCGGAGCTTCGCTCTTGGGTGAAGAGTGCCTGCGGAAGCTGCAGTTTCATTTTTTCCATGTGCCACCGGATGAAGGCAAAGGTTTTAACGGAAGGATCCTGAGAATCTTTGAGCGTGGCAACGACAGTGAAAAGCGAATGGCTGCCAATCTCAGGCTTGCAGGCTTCGATTTGCGGACTCACGGCACGAACGGCAGGCAGTTTGAATTCTCTTTGTTGGATGGAAAAATCAAAGGGCATTCTGACGGTGTGCTCGTAGCAGGGCCCCAGATGATGCAGTA